TTAAATCTGCTAAATAATCAAATGCTTCCTCTTGGGTTTCGCCAAATACATAGTGAGTACATCCGTCAATGACAAATGAAAAACAAGGATAACCAGCGATTACCTCTTGTTTGCACGTTGCAAATATGTTACTTGTATCTATCAATTAAATCGTTTAATTCTGTTCTTGTCCATTTCTTGACCCTATTGTTAACTGCTTCAAACTCTAACTCTTTGACCGCCTTTTCGCCTATCCTTTCAACTAAGCCTATCCTATACATTGCTTGGTTGCCGTGCTTATACATATTGCATCCAGCACATTGCAAGTGTATGTTCCATTCGTTAAACCTCAAAGCCGAATAACCTTTAACAGTAAAGTAGTGTCCAGCTTGGTTACCAACCCCACCGCAACTAATACAAGGCAACCCTTCATCTCGTTTTCTTATGTAGGCATTAACTACCTTTTGGGTTTTCTCTAATAACTTTGGTAAAGGTATCAATGGCATAAAGCAAAATTAGGGTTACTTTTTCAATCTAACAACACAAAGTCTATCATTATGCTTGTATCGTTTTTTGTTTATTGGATTCATATAGGTCATTATTGTTTTGTAATCAGTGTGTAAAAACCTTATCGCTTTTGCTATTGACCTAAACTCTACTTCCTCTTTTGTATCTAAATAAATTAATCTAACCTCAATGTTATTGTCTATTCCTGTCATCTCAATAATCGTTTTAATTCAAAGTACAAGTGTGCAGTTAAAAAAATTGTAATGCCTAAAGGAACGCTAATCAGCATAAACTTTAGCAATTCGTAAATAAATGTTAATTGTTTCATAAGTGTAAAAAGCCACCCCAAGTTCCCCAAATCACTATCTTGTTATTAAATATATAATTTCTTGAGGTGGCTATAATTTGTTTTGTAAAAATAGGTACAAAGTATATCTTTTGCACTCATTTTTGATAAATAATTCGTTATTTAATTTCTCTAAGTCTTTAGGTGTTTTAGCCTGTGCCTTGTAGTGTGCTATTATCTTGTTCTTTATTTGGTCGGCTTTATCTTGACTTAGGTTTTCTTTATTTAGTTCCTTTCGTTTCCATAGTATGTCAAAAGCCATAGTATTTAACAACTCCCATCCTCTTTTAGCCGACTTATCCCAATTATTGTACAATGCCTCAATAACTTCATCATCGTTTATTTTAGGTATCTCTACTGGCGGTGGCTCTACATAGGTCTTTTGTCTAACTTGTATTGAAATTGGCTTATAAGCTGCCATTACATCCCCAAAGAATTTAGGGGTAAACATAATCGCCTTGTCAACTGATAATTTCCCCATTGCGTAAAGTTCAAAAGCTACCCCAAGTTCCTTTAGTTTATAATTGCCGTAATTCTTAATAACAAATTCGCATAGGAATTGAAATAACTCAATCGTTGGTGTTTGACATCCGCTTAATGCAATACAAGTCTTAAGATGTTCTTTTACTTCAATAGGTGAGCATCGACCTACACTCATTGTATCTAAAGCCAAAACAACCTTTTGCTCGTCTGTATCAAGTTTATTATAAATCTCTAAGGGCATTGGATTGTTGCTCTGTAAAAGTTGGTTTGCGATTGTTGCTAATTCCTGTTGCATTTGGTTTATAGTTTATATGTACAAATTTGCCTTCCTTTAAGTCTCGTGCCATCCAATTTTTTGCGGTGGCAATCCAATCAAGTTTCTTTTCGCCTTTAGAATCTGACCAATTTTTTATTACCTCGTGGTAGTATGCAAAATTAGCTTCTTCATATTGAGTTCCAATAAAAGCTGCTTTAAATATTTCTATATCTAAAAATTGCGTTTCACTAAATAGCGTTTGCCTACTAACCTTTACTTTACTTTCCTTTAGTTTACTTTCTTTTACTTTACTTTCCTTTCCTTGCATTGCATCAGCATTGCATTTGCTATGCATTTGCATTGCATTTGCATTATCATTGGTATTATCCCATCTTTTTTGTGCTGCTAATCTTGCCCTTTGTGTCTTTTCAATATATGGTTGTAAGTAATATATCTGCTTGATACTAAAAAACTTATCATCAATAACATCAAATAATTGATAATTACAAATAACTGTTCTAACCTTTGGTTCACTTGTACCAATTTCATCAGCTAAAAGGTCAATATCTTCTAAAGGATACATAAAATCTATTTGTTCCCTTAAAATTTCTAATAGCTGAAAGTATATTGCGTAACCTTCCAATCCAAGTTCTTTTTGAACTCTCTTTAGTTTCCTATCGTGCCTTGCATTAGCAAAGTGCGGAAAATAAAATGCATCTTTTTTCATAATAAAAAAGGCTCTCGGCTTCCACCCCAGTCAGATTAGGGTTTCAGCTTTGAGCCAATAAGTTTTAAATTAGGTATCTGACACCTATTGCAAATATAATCAATTAACCGAATATTGTGCTACTTGTTTCTTGTTTTTTAGCTTAACAATGGTAGTTTTTATGTTCATACCATCGTTCCTTAGGTCAGCAATTCTTGCTGCTAATCTAAAGCATCCGAACTTGTTTAATGCATCAATAGGGGTTAATTTTCTACCTTTTTGTAAATAGGATTTAATTTGTTGATTTTGTGTCATATTAGTTGGTTTTTATAAATTGTGTTCTTACTTCTTTTAAATTTGGGTTATAAACGAATATTAAATAAGGATTTACTACTTGAGTTTTTATTTTTTCTATATTCTCTTTATCATATTCAAAAGGTACTTCTACTATTAAAATATTTACTGGAGGTATAGGAGTAAATTCATATTTACTATCACTAAAATTATGTATTATGTTGTTCATAGGTTTTAAATTTGCGCTTAACGTTATCGCCCAACGAGGGGGTTAGAATGGCAAGTCGTCTTCGCTTTCCTGTTGATTATTAGCAAATTCTTTTTTAGCAGTTGGTGCATTGTAAGATACTTGCTTACCTCTGCCACAATAGTTTTTCTTTGCTTTCTCTGCTCGTTCTTCCATTGTTTGATTGTTCCATACTGTGTGGGTGTTACCCTTTTCATCTGGTTGTTTTAGGAAGTCGGTAGCTATGTTAGCATAATTTTTGCCGTTTTTAGCTTCCTTCCAGTTAATTTCCTCTTTGCAAATGTTTAATACAATCATTGTTTTTAGTTTTCGTGTTTTTTAATTTGTTCTTGTTCTAATGCTATTTCATTTTGTCTATCTTGTTGTAATTCCTCTTGGGATGTTTCTTCTTCGTCTTCTTCTTCCCAATCGCAATGTTCTAAACAATCAGGACAAATTCCAATTTCATCAAAAGTGGTGTGTGCGCCGCAGCAAGTTGAATAAGGCATAGTTAATCGTTTAAATAGTTTTCAAATACTTCAAATTTATCTGCCAACATTTGATAAGGAACATAATCCCTTTTAGGTTGTTCTAATAACTCTGGGAAGTGTAGTTGTTTATGTAATTTAAGTTTATACTTTGCAGCATTTAATTTATAAATCATTTCTGCTGCATTTTGAGGATAGCTTGTTTCTACTTTGTAATTCCAAAACTTAAATTCCTCTCTTAAATCCCATAATCTGCTTAATGGTGTCATAAAGTTTGTTTTTTCTTGGTAAATAATTTAGTTACATCTTTAGTTGCAAGTTCTTGATTCAATGTGTAAAGTTCAGCTAATTCATTTGTGCTTATGCATAAATCAATAGCTAACTCCAAGTCATCAAGATTATCGTGCGTTTTAATGTAGGCTGGTTTGTCATCGCTTTGTGCCATTTCATCGCCAGTATAAAGTCCGCTTAAATCATTAGGGTATGCACGGCGGAGTGCTAAACTTTCTGCCACCTTCGCTAACATCGTGTGAGGCATCTTCGACCATAAACCCATTGGTTTACCATCGTTTGTTGTTTGGCAGTATTCATCCCAGTAAGCTACTCCAACGGCTGCTTCATACCTTACATCGTTTCTAAACTTAAATACTGAAACCTTACAAGAAATTAACTTGCCATCTTGTTCTACAAAGATTGGTTCGCTTTGTCCACCATAGTTACCACTACGTTCAGCGATTACTCGGAAGCCGTCAATACTTGTTTGAATGGTCATTTTTTTAGCCCATCCGTTTTGTGTTTTAACGTTCCTGTGGATGCAATAAATCTGCCTTGATAACGCATCTAATCCTGTGCGTTGTGCTTGATAAAGAAATAGCTTTAGTTCATCAACTGTTGCCTCTGGAGCAATCTGCGATTTTACTAACTCTACTTGGTCTTTCGTGTACGAAAGTTGTGGCTTTTTAGCCAGTTGTTGTTCGTTCATATTGGTTGGTTTTAGAGTTTAAAATTAAGGTCTTTAGTGTTAATAACCAAATTAAATAAGCACATTTAAGTTGAAAACATCCTTTTTTATGGTATCATCGAACTTATTTGACAATTGTCCTTTGATTTTAGAGATTGAATGTAAAACTGTTGTTCTATCCCTATTGAAGATTTGTGCTATTTCCTCGCCGTTTAAATTGGTCTTTTCCTTAGTCAAATACATTGTCATTTGCCTTGCCAAAGTAACTTCCTCGCCTCTATATTTGGACATCATTTGTCCGTACTTAATTTGATAGTAATTGCACACTTTTTCGGCTATTTCAATTGCGTACTCTTTTTGTTCTTCTTTGCTCATTCTTGTAGTTTTTATGTTTAAATGTTGGTCTAATAGGTCTTTAAGCCTGTTTATTTCTTTTTTAAGTTCTTTGTTCTTATCTCGCAAAACCTCTATTTCAAGTTCTGCCATATAGGTTTTATGTACTTCTCTCATTAGAAATGTAAAAGGTTAATTGGGAGCATAAACTCCTCTGTTAATGTATATAAGTCAAGGATTAGAAAATGGTAGCTTTTAAGGATTCTACGTTGCACATCGTTCATTCGTGCAATCTTAATTAGTAAATCTTCCTCGCTAATCATTGTTCTTGTGTCATCCAAGCCTCGCCTCCATTCTGCAAGGTCAGCCTCAAATAGATTTTGCCTTCCTTGTGCTTCCTTTAGCAACTGGAGTAGTATTGTTGCTCTTTTGTGCAACTTTAGTTGTTTCTCTTGGTAGATTAGTTTGCTCATATTGTTTTAGGATTTTATAAACCAACTTACTTAGGCTTATGCCTTTGGAGTCGGCTTCGGTTTGTAGGTTAGTCTTGATTTGGTTGGTTACTAATGTCGTTATTAGGGTTTTCATAAATTGCTTTTATGCCTTCGGCTAATTCCTTACAGGCGGTTACTGTTTCTTTTACATAGCCACTTGGCATTGTCTTTAATTGCATTTCTAATGTGTAGATAAGGGTTTCAATTGCGTTCATAAGTTAGTTTTTATAAGTTTTATTGTAATAATCAATGCCTCCTTCAAATTCAAATCCTTCATCTCTTTTGCTATTCCATACGTTTATTTCGCCATTATCAAAGGCATTTCTTAAATCAGCTTTTTCCATTGGCAAATATTTTTCCTCAATAGTTTTAGCTAATTGTTCAGGAAGGAAGGTAAAGGTGTGAGCAGTTTTAATGTACTCTAATAGTTCTTGCATTGGTGTTTTCATGGGTTATTTGTTTTTAGCTATTTGATTTAATTTTTTAATAACATTATCATTTTTAACTATACCTCTTGCTTTTCTTGCAATATCTTCTGGTATAAAAAATCTTGGTATTCTTATCCTAATAGGTTTTTCTCTTATGTTTTTCATAGTTAAATGTTTTGAAGGATTGCGGTAATTAAAAATGCAATGCATACAATGATAAATGCATACATAGGTTTGATTGATTCGGCTTGGTAGCGTTCGTTTGCCTTTTGTTGTGGTGTTTTTAACTTGTTCATATTGGTTTGTTTTGGTTTAGGATTCAAAGATAGGGTAAAACCTTATAACTTTATCAAACAAGGCAAATATTTTCTAAAAATGTGATGAACGGCAAATAATATGGATGAATGGTAAAAAGGCATAAAAAAGCCCCTAATAAGACTAAAAGGGGCTTAAACCTAAGTTCACCAATATGAATTGCAAATATATATAAAAAACCCCACCTTTTTAGGGATGGGGAACTATGAACGAACAACTATTTAGAACCATCTTGCAATGGTGTATCATTAGAATTATCAACCCTCCTGTAACCTTCCTTCCAGAGAATCTTACATAAAGTTACACTTTTCTCTACAATCGCTTCCTCGTCATCCATTGGGTTAAGTATATGTAAACACTCGTGCAAAAGGATTTCAAGGTGCTTCTTGCCCTTTAAACGTGAATCTAAATAGACTACACCATCGCTTTCGGCAATGCCGTGTGCTTGTTCCCTACCTAACTTTCTATATTCTATTTTAATCTTCATCTTTCAATAAAGCTAAGTCTGGTCTGTCAACCTCTTTAAATATAAGTTTCTCGCCACCTCTTATCTTGCCTAAGGTTAACTTAATGTCTTGTTCTAAATGGTGGAGTTCAATTAGTTTAGTAACTAACCATTGCTCTTGTTGTAGTGGTGTCAATTTTGCAAAGTTTTTAGGATATCGCATATTAGAAGATTTTATTTTTATAGATTCTTTTATTTTGAACCGAGTAGTAACCTTCTACATCTTTTTCTAATATCGCAAAGCCTTGTGAGTAATTATCAACGTGCTTACAATACTCAACGTTAGGATGCATCAAATGTCCTGTGGTCCAGCAAGTAAATACTTCTTCATCAAATTGATTCTTGGTTGTATAAGATTGTACTTGATGAACGTGCGAAGCTATTGCCGACTGCTTAACTCTATCGTATAAGGTTTTGGCTGGGTTTACACCGCTTCCCCTTCTAAATGTAGTATCGCCGTGAATGATAGGTAACTTGCCAAACTTAACGTGGTCTATGTTTTTAATTCCTATAATATTAAAAGTATTCAGCATTAAGATTTCCTCAATGTCAAACTTGCCGTTTAACCCTAATAATTCAGGTGCTTTGGTTCGCATATACCTTTCATAGCGGAATTCATGGTTGGAATCTAAGTTATAATAAATAGGTATTTGAGGGAATGTACCCCTAATAAATCCAAGCATCTCAATTATCGCTTCGTGTTCTTCGTCAAACTTTCTAACTCTTGGGTCTTTCTGGAAATCACTTAATTGATAAAAGTCAACCAAATCGCCATTAATAAATAATGAATCAATCTTTTGGTCTATTAAGTATTTAAAGCAAACCTCAATCGCTTTAGGGTCGTGAAAAGGAACTTGCAAATCACTAATAAAACCCATCTTTTTAATTCCTATTGGTAAACAGTAAACAACCTTTTCCTCTACCCAAGTTGGTGGCTGCACAAATTGTGAACTTGTACGTTTAAAATCTTCTATAAATTGCTTGTTAGTTCCTTTTGCGCTTTTAGTTTCACCTGTCTTACCCCTGTAATAACGTATCAAATAACGTACGTTTTCTTGGTTGTCAAAGTGTGCGCTTTGCTCCTTCATAATCAAAGAAGCCAAAGTGTTAGACGGCATCCATTGTGGATATTTAGCTAAATAGTCCAAGACTATTTGACCACTCATTGTGGTTTTGCTTCCGCCTCTTTTTGTTGTTGCCATAGGTTTTTGTTTTATGCGATACTATTTAGAATCAAATCTGCTTCTTCTTCCCTACGTTTGACCAAGCCGTCAAGTCCGACATTCTCCCAGAGCCGTTTGCTTCGTTCTATCTGGTCGGCTATGCCCTCGTAGTCAGCTTTAGCCACAAGGTCAACTATTGCCCTCATTTCCTTTCGCCTATCTCCTTCTAACTTATTACCCCTATTATAAATCATTGAAACCAACGCACCTCTTGTGTCCTCGTTTAAAGAATCTAATTCTGGATAAATAGCCTTTGTTAATTTATAATACTTAGGTAGCGACTTATTAACGAATACATCGTATGCAAAATTGTATGGAATCCTAACTTGTAGAATTTCGCCTCGCATCATTGATTTAACCGCCTCGCCTTTTATTCCTACTACTTTTCTTAACGCATTAAGAAAGTTCAAATTTAAGCCATCCCAATCGCTAAAAAACTGCTTTTCAGTTACATAACCCAAATCATAGCCTAAGCCAATCGTACATCCGCTATCGCCACCTGCCCAAATTGGTTTCTGATACCTTTTTTCATACACGGCTCTACCTCCAACCTCGTGCTTAATAATCATCTCAATTGCTTTCTTGGAAATCATAACACTTGATTTAAAAAGTAAACCATACCTATAACCCATAAAACAAACCCAATAGCAAAAGCTAACTTTTCGTTCTTTTTCATTTTGAGAATTTATCTATTGTTGTTAATCCAGCAAATGCCATACTCATATAAAATACTAAATCGCCTAAATGGTCATTCTTAGTAATTACAAATGTTGTATAAAGACAAATTGAACCAATAAAAGCTAAAATTCTTTTATGGCTCATAGCACCAACTTCATCGCTAAACATTGAAATAATAAACTTTTTCATATTAAAACTTTTTATAGTAACCAAATGAATATCCGTTCATTGTTGCCGTTGCCGTATATAAGGTGTTTTTAGCCGTTTTAAGAGCAATTGAACCGCCAATACCAATTTGCTTGTTATCGTGCCTTAAATCGCCTATAAATCCCAAATAAAGCTGGTTCTTGCTCTTTGGCTCTATTAACTTAGTAATTGTTATGGTCGGAAGGTTAAAATTAGCACTAAAACCCCTTCCTTGTATCTTGTTTTGACTGATTGTGTCCTGTATGTAAGCAAAGCCTAAAGAATCAATCTTTATGGTGTCCGAATAAACCTTAGCTTGGTTGTAGTCTTTGACGATTGTAATTGTGTCCGTAACCTTGTCAACAAGATAGATTGTGTCTAAAACGACAAAAGGGATAGATTTCCCTTTAATAAACTTAGTAAAAGTTTTCTCTTGGTAAACTGTGTCCGCTATGATTATAGGGTCAGTTTTAGTGTATCGTGCCTCACTTGCGATAAAAAAGATTAGAACCGCCACTAATAGAACGATTACTATATCTTTCATTACTTGAATCTTTTGGTAGCCTTAATATAATACCTTGCAGCTAAAAGACCAGAAACAATAGCAATCAACGAAGCTATTAAAGAAACTATGGGTTGCACATTTGCAACACTAATAAATGCGGATGTTCCGCTAACAATAGTTAATAAGTCCGATTGATTGCTATTATGTACCATTTTAATCTTCTTTTACTTCTGATGGTGGATTTTGTTCTGCATTTAACTTACCCAAGAATTGCAATAATGGTAAACCATAAGCAGTAGGGATAGTGTTGATAAACGCTTCTAATTCCTTGATTTGTTCTTGATTAATTGTTATCATAGTTTTTAATTTATATACAAATATAGTTATTTGTTACGGATTAACAAAAGGTAAAGGAAGTGTAATCACAGGTGGGTTAACTTGATTCTCTATTTGAGCATCTAAGTTTAGGTCTAAAGCCTCTACATCTAAAGAAGCATCCAACCAAGAACATACGATTTCATAGGTTAAGTCCTCGTAAGGTATAAAGTTAGTAACGTCATCCTTTGAGAAGGATTGGATACCATATACCGAAGCAAAGTACTCTTTGTCGTTAATTGTTTCTTTTGCTAATCTATTCCAGTCAACAGTAATTACAAAGTCAACTAATTCTCCGTCCTGCGGAACACAAGACATTTGGTTTATGTACCAGTATTTCATATTATTTATTTATTAATGCTTTTAATTCTTCTATTTGAGCCGAAAGTTCTTGTACTGATTTAACTAATACAGGTACAATTTTAGAATAATCAACTTGTTGTGGTTTTATATTTCCATTTTCATCAACTGCGTCCTTTTCACCCGTTACTGCATAAGGTATAACATCTGAAAGTTCGTGAGCAATCACTCCATAAGACCTTGAATTATCTATTTTCCATTTATAATTATAAGTCTTAATCTTAGATACTAAGTCTAATCCTTTAAATTCTTTTAAATCTTCTTTTAATCGATAATCAGATGAAGTATTAAAAGCAGTTGAAGATGTTGTTACAGTAATTGAACCAACGTCAACATTATTTCTTCTGATTCCCATAAACAAACCATCCGATGCAGTTCTATTACCATAAAAAATATAGCTATTACATTCAGCTTGATAAGCTCCAGAACCTAAAAGTGTTAACCCACTTGTATTACTTAATCCACCTGAAGTTCTACCTACTAATACATCCCCCCCACTTGTTTGCAATAATAAATTATAAGCAGTAGCAGTTCCATCTACTCTACCTACTTGCAGCCAAGCATCTCCATAAGAATAGCTATTACCTACTAATAAACCATAACCTGCATAAGAAGTATTTGTAATAAATAAGGCTGCTCCTGTACTTGTACCGAGTGTAGCTTGTCTATAATCTCCACTTGTTTTTGCCGTTACACTACTTGAGAATGTAGCAGCATTAGTTGATTTATTAACAGATAAGGCAATAACACCTGTTGAATTAAATAACTCAAATGCACTTGTTTCACTTGCTGCGCCAGCACCTAATAACCATTGTTGTACTCCACTATTTTGAAACTCTATTCTTTGCGCTTTTCCACTAACTCCATTTAAATTTAATTGAACATTTTGACCAGCAACAGCCGTTCCTATTGTAGATAAAGTGGCAGCAGTAATTGTACTTGAGAATGTAGCAGCACCAGCTACTTGAAATAAAGCACCACTATCAACACTTGTACCTACTAATAATCTACCAGATGGACTCATTCTCATTTTCTCTGCCGTTCCTGTACCAAATACAATAGCACCAGCAGTAGCAGATTGATTAGCAATAGCCATATCTCCAGCAGCCGTACCTGTTACAAAATGATTTGCTGCCGTTGCTAAACCAAATACACAAGCTAAAGATGCGGAAGTTAAAGTATTACTAAAGGTAAATGCAGGAGCAGTACCAGCAGCCTTAAATTGAGTTGCAGCGTTTGTAGAAAAAGCAGTTATTACCGCACTTGGATTAGGTGTACCTACTCCTAACATTCCATTAGTTTCATTCCAGTTTAAATTACCTGATTGACTTATAACACCACCTGTTTGAGCATAAAATATTCTACCTGCCGTAGCACCTGTCATAGTTAGTTGGTAAAATGTACCTAAGCCACTAAAAGTTGCAGTTGTTCCACTTAATCCTCCTGTTAAAGTTCCACCAGCTAACGGCAAATAACTTGACAAATTTGATGTCAATGCTAAAGTACCTGTTGCAGCAGGGAAGGTATAGTTATAACTTGTTGCAGATTGAAAAACAAACTTTGCACCACCAGTCAAATTTCTTAAACCAAAAAATATTCCATCATCAGCACCCCACATATTTGTATAACCTGCGGTTGCACCTCCATTTGAATTTGTTAAATAAAATCCATTTTGAACAAATTGAGAACCTGTTGTAGTTACATTTGAACCTAAAGTAATCAAAGAACCACTATCAGTAATATTACTATTCCCTATTGTACTTGTACCTGTGAATTTAGGTAAAGTATTTGTAGTACCTGTGCCTGTAACTATATTAGCAGGAATGTTAGATGTCAATGCTATTGTACCACTTGATGCTGGGAATGTGTAAGTATTAGAACTTCCAGTTGTAAAATTTAAAGAATTTAAGGCACCTCCACCATTGTAAAAACCAAATCCATATTGACCACCTCCCTCTGTTGAAAATAATGTAGTATAACCACTGCTTGTTGAATATGAAGCTAAATTTTGTTTTAATCTTATTACATTATCAAAGTTACTTAAAGCACTAAATGTCTTTGCTCCGCTAAATGTTTGACTTCCTTCAAGAAGTGCTAATGTTCCTGATAAGTTAGGTAGGGTATATGTTCTTGTATTATTTACACTTAAAGTTGTGTCTGATAATGTAGAAAAATCAAAATTAAATATTTTTGCATTTGTAGCACTTGATGCTTCAGCTACATTTAATTTATAAGTGCTTGAAGATAACGCAACATAATCTACTGAATTAGCAATGCCAGATACATTTTTTTTAATATAAACACCTAATCCATTAGAAAACAAACTAGCTGCATCTAAATCCCATATTCCTAAATCCACATTAGCAGTCGCTCCTGTGTATGGGACTTTGTTGTTAAACGTACTCCAATCGGTATTACTTAATTTACCTGTATTTGTAGCCGAAGCCACAGGTAGGTTAAAAGTATGTGTATCGCCACTTGAAACTATCGCAAAGTTAGTTCCACTTGTCCCTGTGGTTAAGTATTGTGATTGGTCAGTTAAGTTATTCAAAGAAACCATCCCTTTAGACAAGGTTGTTACTACTTGACACAAATGTCCGTTCTCGGTATGTAAAGTAACTGTTCTACCATCTACGTTTACATAGATTCTAATTGCTAATCTATCGGTTACAGATAAAGCAGCAGTAGCCACTGGGATAGCAAAATAATAAGGTGCTATCGTTGTACCTTGATTTATAGATTCAGGAACTCCAGCACTTGTACCTAATAAAGTAAAAGTTGTACCATCGTACTTATAAAGTTCTGCGTAAGTTGTAGGGTTACCTGTGTTGTTATTTACACTAAAATAAAACTCACAATTAAAGTTACCGCCAGGCACTAAGACCACATCAGGGTCATTAACATCAGTAATGTAATTAGCTACATATCCGTTAGCAGAAATAGCTATGTCAGTTCCACCACCTATGATTGGGTCTTTACTTAACTCTCTATAAGCTACCCCACCAATTGTTCCTTGACTCACACTTGAATTAAGATAGTAACTAACCGAACTACCACCACCACTTGATGTTGGGAAGTCAGCCAATGTACCATCCCCTCTTACATATTGTGAAGCAGCACCATCTAAAGCGGTTATAACACCACTATTAGCCACTACTGGACCTTGTATATCCCTAATCTTTGCTTCGCCCGTTACTAAAATTTGACTCATTTATATCTATTTTAAACGTATTTTAAACTTGTTTTAATCTTAGAATTACCTAAAATTATATGACATAACTTAGTTTTATCTACATTTATTGAATATGCAGCTTCCTCTAAACCATTATAATAAATGCCAGTCATTTCATTTAAAATTAACTTTTTCTTTTTATCAGCACTTTTAATCCCATTTAATCTACCTACTCTTTTACCAACATTTGAAATTGCAGTTCTTTGGTTTTCATTATGAAACTTTAAACCACTTTTAAATGCGTGTTTAAGGTTTTCACTATATGTAGACCATTCTAAATTTAATAATGAATTATTTGACTTATTACCATCTAAATGGTTTACTGTCTTTTTTTGCTCATTATTTTTTAAATATGTTTCTGCTACCAATCTATGAACTAATAAGAATTTATCGCCATCACTATTAAATAATTGAACTTGATGATAACCATTTTTAGTTTTTCTTGGTTTCAACCATTTCATACTTGTAAGACTAAATACTCTGCCATCAAGAGTTATATAGTAATTTGGATAATTTGTTATTTGCTTCATATAGTTTTTTTTATAATATCTATTGAAAAAGACCTCTAATATATTCCCCAGCTTCTAATGGTCTGCCAAAAGTAAGCACCCCAGTTGAACTTACAAATCTAACATCATCGCCTGTTGGAGTACCACTTGTTAAAATGTTTTGTGCATCCACACCACCTCTTGAAACGTATAAACAAGCATAACCTATTGTGTCCGCAAAAGTAATTGATGTTTCGCCACCACTTGCCGTGTAACCTTTTGTCTTTACAGGGTTTGAACCTACGATAATCACTCCCTCTGGACTTACCTCTGTTCCTGTTGTGTTGTATGCTCCTGTACCTTGTAGGCTCACGTTGTAAGTAGCCACATCCTTATATGGTGCGTTTATTGCTAAACTTGATATATTGCAAGTTCCGTTAATGATAGTCAAACCATCAATTCCGTTATCAACCACAAACTTAATCTCTATTGGTTCTCTTGCCAATTGCTTCTCCAACATAAACAAATATGAAAAACCAGTCAAAGTAATTAACCCATCGCAGGTTAGATTCCAAGTAGCTACATCGTTTTTATATTCCCTAAACCAAGCACTCGTTTGACTTGTTACCTCTTTTTGGTCTACGCTTACATTAAACGTACAATTTGTACTACAAGCAAATGCAACATCCACCTCTGGGTCTACATCTGTTCTATGCCAATAAAGCATAACGTTTTTACCTATTACTGCTGCCATAT